TAATCTTTCCAAGAATACTATCACGCTTCTTAACGTGACCTTTCTTAGTAGTAAAATAAAAGTCTTTAGGATTGGCCCAAAACTTAGTGGCAAAATCCCAAATATATTTTGTACGATTATTGTGTAGACCCACACCGCTTTTGTGGAGTTTTTCTCTCAGTATATTCTCGTCATCAACCCACTCACTAAAATTCTTAATAGCGTTATATCCTGCACAATTACCTTTCCAAGTAGTATGCACAGAGCAATAAGCAAACAGATAGCGACGAAAAATATCATCAACATTTTGTGGTCGCACACTCTCCCAATATTCCTTGTATGCAACAACCTTGTCCTTGGGAAAATTCTCAAAGAAAATATCTGCCTTGCTCTTGTCCATCGTATTATACTGAACTGGAATCACTGTGTTCTCAACAATCATTTTAGTCTCCAATGGGTATGCTGTGATTCTACACTACTGGTATCGGTTTGTCAAGACCCGTTTCTTTAAACGGCTCTCGTAGCACCATGTAGAATTTTAAATGTTGGAAAACGCAAACTAATTCCACCATCTTGGTTTTCGCTCTCACTAAAATACTGAACCGTAATAATCTTTCCAAGAATCTTTTTAGGATTCTGATAAAATTCTTGACGCTGCTCAATAGTAAATCCACTACCAACTCGCACAAGATGATCTTTATGTTTGATAGTAACACAACTCAACATAGTTTCTTCACATTCAGCCCCATTCTTTACATAACGAAATGGCCCCATTTCAGTATCAATAACCTCATACTCATCATCAAAAAACTTTTTAACTTTGAGTAGGTCTTTGGATCGCTTGCCTTTATATGGTTCATCAGCACGAAGCATCACGCCTTCCCAGCCATAATCATTACCTCGTTTTGTCCACTCGGCAAAATGGTCATCATCTTTAATAAGTTCCTGACCAAGCACACTAAGACAAGCACAAGTATTGTCTCTCATTACTTCTCGTAGATTATTATAGCGAATAGAATATGGACGATTTGCCTCCCCCTTCTTGCTATAAAATTCATCGTGAGAGATCATATCAAAAATTTTAAATGATGGATTAGGAATAGTATGATCCTTCTTCTTGAGTTGTTTCATAACTCCTTGAAAATCCTCATTACCATCATCATCTACCAGACAAAGTTCACCATCAAATACTACATTTGTAATGCCAAGAGCCTTAATACCATCAGCAACAACGCCAAGAGTATCAAATTCTTTTCCTGTTCTGGAGTAGAAAGTAGCGTCACTATTACTATCAACAATAGCAACGCATCTAGCACCGTCAATTTTTCTGGAAACATACCACCCATCCTTCCAATCTACAAGTTTAGGCTCATATTTATCTGCCAGAGCAACACTAAACTCTGGAATATGGTCAGGAATAGCCTTGTTAATAATCTTGTCGCCAGCACGGGTTTTCAAATCCTTGTCAATAATACAATGGATAAGTTCCTCGTATTCAGAATAATGCTCAATAAAACTATTCACAGCAGCAATAGCATCATGCCCTGTAATCTTTCGACTTTTTAGAGCATCTAGCAGATCAAAGAAATTTTTGTATTCATTCTTTCGGGCTACAAGATGATTCTTCTTTTTCAAATTATCGCTGGTTACATTATATTGCCACAACGGATGATAAGTATAAAGTAAAATATTTTTAGCGAAAGATGCTGCGGCACTGTTATGTCCGCAATAATCCAAAATAATTCCTTCCTTATCTTTAGTGCTGCTTGTAGCACGAAGATCACGAACCATTCCCATAACATAATCAAAATCGTGAATCATTACAAATAGTCTCCTGTGTGTATCGCCATTCTACACTACGATTATCGACTTGTCAAGCAACCCTACTTGAATCTTTCTGTCTGGACAACAGATTATTCAAAGAATCGACAACACCATTTATTAATACTGGTAATTCATCAGCACTAATATCGCTTCGCAATAATAAATAATTGAAAGCATTTAATACTCCCTGTGGAGTATCTTTTAATTGACCAATACCAGTATTACATTTATCACAAAGCCAGCCCCTAAATTGTTTAGTTTTTCTACAATGATCTAATCTTTCGCTATCCTTTGTTTTTTTAATAAATAATTTACTACAACATTCACAATGGGTACTAGCGGGTGGTGCTGTTTTTCTTATTTCTTTTCTAATTTTAGTATCTTTATTTTTACATTTTCTACATCTACTATCTAATTCATCTTTATGGGAACTGTGTCTCTCAAAAGATTGAGGATTTTTTCTCTTACCGCAATAAACACAAATTTTTCTGTGTTGTTTAACAGGCTTGTTCTTTTTTCTCTTTCTTTTGGTAGTTTTCATAATTATAATGGATGCGGCGGGAATCGAACCCGCGTCCTATCATATATCAAACTATATATTCTACAAGTTTATTTTGTTCATAAGTTTTGAGAAAGATTAAAAAACAAACAACATTCGTCTTTCCGTACCAACTATTCTCAGGCTAGAACCCGTTGGCTATTCTAGCAGCCGAAGGATTTTACATCAATCTTTTGAACGCTACCTTCATCGCTTTCTAAGATTGTTGCTGTTATTTAATTAAGCAGCAAGGGCTAATTGATTTACGCCAATTAAGCGTTTGGTCTGCTTTTAAGGAGGCCAACAGACCAACCTCCACTTGCTAATATAATTCTCCGTATGTAGTCGAAACCTTTACGCACCCTATTTTTCAGAACCTTCTTCAAGTTGATCGAACATTTTATTCAATTCAGATTCCCTAATTGCAATAATACTAGACCCACATTGTTTGAAATACATTTGTTCAACGTGTTCCATAGTATAAAACTGAAATACGTTCAAACCAATACTCAAAGCAAAACCAATAATTAAAATAATATCCAAATATAAATTTCTCATATTAATCTCCTGGGTTAATAGGGCGTGTTGGAGTCGAACCAACCTTTTGAATACCTTATAAGAGTATGTGCAACTACCGGCTGCAACGCCCCATAATTATTGTTGTTTTTCTAATTCCTTCAATTGTTTTTCAAGAACCTCTATCTCTTTATAATACTTCTGACAAGACTTGCAGAAATCCGAAGAAATATAATCTCGTATGTCTGCAATTTTATCCTTTAGGTTTCTTATTTCGTTTTCTTTTTTGTTTAGATTCATTATTATTCTCCGTCCAGAAAATCATGGTATTCTCTTTATCACTCCATGCACACTGAACCAAGTCTTTAGCAGCAAGTCTTGCTAAACCAATATTATGAATCCATACACAAGTTTGTTCAAAAATTTCACAGTTTGCGTTTTCATCTAGCATCGGCCTATTTTCTTCATCAAAACCAACACAGTTTTCTTTAACAAGATTAATCATTTGACCAATAGAAATATACTCATTAAGATCATCATCATAAGTATCACAAATATTTTTGGCCGCACAGACCCTCATTTCTTCTGCATAACCTTCTAAATTAGTAATAGCATAAATTTCGCTCATGATATACTCCAATTATATATATTTCTTTACACCAGAACCAGACTGACTATCATTAATATGGTCAATTGTATCTTGCATATTACGCTCTCCCCTAGAAAGCCATCGTTTATCATCATATAGTGCTGTGATCATTTGAGGAATCCAATGCTGATAAGCAATATCGTACTCTTGAGGAAAATAATCTTTTAAAATACGCTCAATATGGAACAGATTTTCGCTGATAGAATCTCTGTGGTCAATTAGTTTATTTAATTGATATTTTTGATCGTTGGTTAATTGTGTCATACAACTTCTCTAGGTTTCAGTTTGAGCAACTTATGCTTGGTTTTCCAAACTTTAGTTTCCTTGTTCTGAATGTCTCCACCCATATAAATATGGCAGAAGCCTTGGTATTTGTCAAGTCCATAGGCAAGAATTCCATTGTCATCAATACCCTCAACCAAAAATCGTCCACGATAACCCATAGGGATAAATTCTCCCTTACATACATAATATGGGCCACCAGCAACCTTAATCTTATCTCCCTTAATCAGATCACGCCAATTAATGTCACGAATAATCTTGGTATTCTTTTTCTCTCTACTTTGACACTTGAAGATGAAAGGAGTATTGCATTTAGCACAAACAAAAGCACGCGGGCCAGTCAATGTGCCACACTTATCGCAACTCTTTTTACCCTTGGGCATTTTCAGTCTCCTGTGTTAGTTGTTGTTTACGCTCTAAGTATACCAGATAGATCGGCACTGTCAAGCATGATTCTTTAGTGGATTTTTAGATTTTTTCACTAAATTAGATACGATCACCTTGAATATCTACGACAACAAAACCATCGACCATTTTTACCCTGAGCATATCCAACATCCACAGTAATCATACCACTATTAGAGAAGCAGCAATTATTATAGGCTTGTTGTGGGGTTGATCCACTACCACAACCCTCATATCCACTATTGCCACCAAAATGACCCACAGTATTTCGTGATGCCATTGTTTCTGCTACTCCTTGTGCTGTGCTATTATTGGTAGAATAATTAGTAGTATAACTATAATTTCTAGGTTTAGCATCGCACACGTTCATTAGACCACAAATAGCCACGAATAAAATCATCTTCTTCATTTTAATCCTCCTTGATTAAATCTTTGTCAGCGATAATTTTCAAATTACCTTTAGAATAATGACAAAAATAACTACTATGAATTTTTCTTTTCATCAAACGATCAACCTC